CCAGCAGCGTCGAGGTGACAGGACCCCACGGGATCGGTACTGGCACCGCGGCGAGCTCCTTGATGCGCGCCGATAAGGACGCACGTTTCTCTGGGGTGGACAGCTCTACGTCGTAGACAGGTTCGATGCCGGCGCCTCGCGCGCGCTCGACGGCACTCGGCTCACGCTCGACAGCGAACTCCTTGAACGCTTCCAGCCTGGGATCGTAAAAGTGTTCCTTTGTCTCTGCGGCCACGAGCTTGGCGAGCTTCATGACGTGATAACGGGTCTTCGCATCGAGTCGCAGCGAGGCCAGTCGCTTGAGTGCCGGCTCCGCTTCGACGAGGGCGCCAATCGTGGTGTCGATGGTCTTGCGGTCGTCAGTCATGGGTTCCTGTTCTACGGTGCAGAGGTCGAGAACGACCAGGTGCCGCTCCCGCTCGTTAGATCGAGGTAGAAGTACTGGAGCGTGCCGCCGAGGTTGTATTGGACGATGAACTTGTCGGCCTTGTGGTAGACACGGCAGCCGGTCCCGGAGGACAGAGCGGTGGGCGTGTAGGTCATCTCGGCGAACGTCAGCCCCCCGGAGGTGCTGCCTGGACCGAGTCCGATGTCGATGCCGTCGCGGGAGAACATATTGCCCCCGCCGTTCACGTACCAGAGGTTTACCGAAGCCGTCGAGTCCCCGATCCAGATCCGATGCGGGGCGCCTCCAGACGTCGAGATCCACAGCGCGTCCGAGCCTGAACCGCCCACATTGATAATCCCCGCGCCGTCCAGAGTCACGCCAGTGGCGGTCAATGTCGTCGCGCCGATCGTGAAGCTGCCGATCGTGCCGGACGTCGCGGTGAGTGTGCCAACGACGTTCAGCGTCGTGTTGTCCCATGTCATCCGGTCGCCCGCCGGATTCCCGACGCGGAACTTATAGACGCTCGAATCCTTCCCCATCCAGATCCCGGTGCCGGTGCCGTACGCACTCGGCAGTGTCGAGCCCATCGCGAACGACGGCACGGCCGGGTTCATCCGAACCGTGTTCGTTGCGCCGTCGTACAACTCGACCGGAATACCTCGGATCTGTGCCGCTTGGTCAGAGAATCGGACGAAGGAGTTATTCGCAAAATCACCAGCGAAAAAGCCATACTCCGAGACGCTGGTGATGCCCTTGAGATTGCCGAACCGTGCCCGGACCGTCCGATTCGCCGCGATCGGCACGCTCGTCCAGGTGACCACCTGCGCGTACGGGCTGTTGACGCCGTACGCCCCATCGATCGCGTTCACCTCGTAGTAGCCGTTGCCGCTCACCCCGTAATCGATGACGATGGCATCCACCGGGACGACGGTGCCGGCCGTCATCGTGCCTGGACTCCCGGAGCGAGAGAAGGTCCACTGCTGCTGTCCGTCGTTTCCGCCTGACCCGTCGACATAGGACGTCACGACGCCCACGCAATCGGCGATCGTCAGCGCACCGGCCGACCGCGTGAACGCCCGCAGCACGACGTAGTCTCCGGATTCGAACGCGGCCATGTTCGCCGCGCTCGGGAGATCGCGGACCCAGAGCGTCGCATCGTTGCCGGCAGCCGGCGCCGTAAACGGCTGCGACACCATCGCCACCGACTTCGCGATGATCTGCCCGCCGGCGAGCGCCTGCTCGAGGTCCGCGATGAACGACTTCGCGTGCATCTCATCCACGAACAGGTAGCGGAAGTCAGCTTCACCGGCCGTGGTGATGCGCCAGCCCGTGGCCTGCGACACGTACGAGGACGTGCCGACATGACCGGCCATGGTGAGATTCCCGTTGATGGTGGGGGTCGCGGTCCAGGTCCCTGACCCGCTCGGCATGCGGGCATACGCGAGGTTCCCGCTCGACAGGTCGCTCGCGCTGCGCGTCGTGAGGTCGGCCAGGCTCGAGCCGGTCTTGCTGATCTTCGTCCACGCAATCGCCGCCGAGGCGTTCACCAGATTGTCGAAGATGGCCCCGTTCTGAATGGCGAGCGCGACCGAACCAGGGCCCGACGTGACGACGTCACCGCCGGTGAACTGCGGCAGCCGTGCCGCGGCGATGGTGCCGGTCAGCAGGGTGGCTGGCACCGCGGTCGCGTTCGTCAGCGTGTTCGAGGCCAGCCATTGCGCCAACGTGCCAGGCGTGCCGGACCCGCCGACACCCCCACTGCTGATCACCGTGACGATCCCACCAGGAGAACTCGTCGAAGAACTCGCCCCCCAGGAGGCGACATCGTCCATCGGCGAGCCTGGATACACCGTCCCGCTGACCGCCGTGACAATGCGCTCCAGCCGCATCAACTCGGTGTTCTGGGTGACCTGTACATCCGTGATCAGGAACGTCCCGCTCAGATCCCGGGCCGCAACCGTGATCGTCTGCGTCTGCCCTGGATGAAGGCCGACTTCCGCGGTCCGATACCGAACCGTCTTCCGCTCGACGGACGTGCGGGCGACCAGGGCATCGGCCAGCGCCTGCAGGATGAGGACGTCGAACACGTCCGGATAGCGGTAGATCCGTTCCTTCAGGTCTGCGGGTGCCGGCGCCGTGTCAGCCGTGACGAGCTTTGGAAACTGTCCGGTGTAGGTGATCGCAATCGCGTGGCCGTTCGCCGGCGCCGAGGTGCGGGAGATCGTGGTCACGCCGCCGACGGTCGCGTATTCCCACGTTGCCCCGCCACCGACCGCGTCCAGTGTTTCGTTGACCCCGTTGACGGTGACGTACCCCGCGTGCGCGACGAGCGTGTAGTTCAGGTCGAAGTCGGTTGTGACGCCGTCGCCGGTGAAGGCGTCATCGACCGCCAGTTGACCTTCCCCACCGAGCACATAGACGAAGTTCGCCTCGATCGGTGCGGTCGCGACCTCGATGTCGCCGATGGCCTTGCGGTTCGCCGTGGTGATAGAGACCGGCGCCGACTCCGATGAGGACTGATAGCCGCGGAGGACCTTGTCGTAGGTGATCTCAATCAGCCATCCGTTCGACAGCTCGATGACCTGTGTGACCGCATCCCGCAGGGACCAGAACGGGAACGACAGCGCCGGCAGGCTCGGCCCGGTCGGCTGTGACGGATCGAGCGTGACGCCGAAGTCGGTGAGGTAGGGCTCGATCGCGATGAGGAAGTCTTCGAGTGTGCCGGCTGGCAGGTCGAGGTTCAGCACGCGCCGGTCGATGTACTCGTTGAAGTCCACCGCCTGGCACTTGTTGACGATGCCGGGATGCCCCTCGATCACGTACGACTCAGCAGGCCCGTCGATCGTGCCGCCGAAGATCGTGATCCCGTCTTCCGTGAGGATGACTTCCTCGCCGTTCTCGATCCGGTCCGTGCCGGTCAGAGACACGCACTCAAACGACATCGTATTGATGCCGTCAGCGACTTCCTTGATGTCTGGCGTGCCGGCGCGGAGAGCTTTCGGCACGCCGTCGATGGTGAGTACGTAGACCGCCATCAAGTCATCCGCAACTTGGCGCGGGTGTTGGCGACCGACGTGGCCAGCACACGGCCGTCCACGACCATCGAGTTGTGGATAACCACCGGCACCGAGCCACCGCCGACCGTGGCAGGTTCACGCCTCGGGACGACCAGCGGCGACGGCCGCCCGCCTGTGTAGGTGCTTGGGCTGGTGCTGCCGGTCGGCGACGGAATTGGCATTGCGCGGATCGTGTCGGCCAACTTCTGCAGGTAGCCGGTCACGTCTTCAGACCATTCACTCCACTCACTATTGTTCGCGCGGAGCCGTTCGCTCACGTCGTCGAGCGCCTTCGCCGCCGCCGCTGCGGTCTCGATCGTCGCCTGGGCTTCCTCTTCCGTGGCGACCGTGGAGTCTTCCCGCGCCGCGGATTGTTTCGCCAGCGCGGCCGTGATCGCGTCGATCGCTTTCTGGGCTTCCTTGGGATTGTTCCGTCCCACACCCTGCGTCAGCGCGATCCACAGCCGTTCGCCTTCGTCGCCAAGCTCGAGGAGTTCCGCGTGGAGTTGGTCGAACCCGCCGAACGTCTCCGCGAAGTCCACGACGAGATCGCGGCCCTTGTTCCGATCGAAGAGACCGGCGATGGCCTTGCCTGCGGCGATCGCGGCGCTCGCCATCCCCATGATCCCGGTCGTCATGTTGAGAATGCCGCCGAGCAGATCGCCGGACTGGAATCCCTTCAGCCCAGACTGGAACGATGTCGCTGCCTTCTTCGCCGTGTCGATCGCGGAGATGACCGTACCGAACGACCGAATGACGTCCCCAAGACTGCCGCCAGCGATCTGGGCCATCTGCGCGAACGCCTGCGCGAGCTCGCCGAGAGCCTTATCGAGGTCGATGGTTTTGACCTGAACGTCTTTCAGCATGTCCGCAGGGCTGCGGACCACGAGCGCGGCGAACTCGTCCTTGAGATGGGAGATGCCGTACGGAACCGGCTTGTTCAACTGATCCCAGACTTTGTCGATCTTCGGGATAACGATGTCGATGTGCTGGCCGATCTTGCTGAAGTCCAGAGCCGTCCGGTTCAGGCCAGGACTCAGCGCATCAGTGACGCGCACCATGTCGAAGAGACGCTCGGTGAGCTTCGCACCCTCGGCCTGAAGTTTTAGGGCTTCCTTGACGATGGCGTCGATCTGCTTCTCGGTGATCTTCCCGCTCGCGGCCATCTTCCGGAAGACGACATCGAGCATGTCCATCTCAGCCTGCGCGGTGGCTCCGGAGAACTTTCCGAACATCGCATTCAATGCGTCCGCGTACTTCTTCGCTGCGGCTTCGGCGCGGGCGATCTCGTCGGCGGTCTTACTGATGGCCGTCGGCAGAGGAAGGTTCTTGTCCCCGAATTTCTCGGCGGCCTGCGCGGCCTTGTCCTGAGCGCTCGCCAGCGCCAGCGCCGCCGGCACGCCCATCTTGATCGCGTTCTCCGCGAACATGGCGAAGTTCGCCCAGCTCGAGGTGACGCGCGCGGACGTGTTCATCGCCGTGGCGATCAGCGTGCCGCTGATAATCGTGACGCGATCGGCGAGACGGCCCCACGCGTCCCCGGCATCTTCCAGGGCCTTGATGGTGTCCGCCGACATCTTGTCGGCACCTTCCGACACGCCACGGAAGCCCTCCTTGATCGCTGGGAGCAGTTCGGCACCGCTCTTTCCGAAGAGCGCCATCGCGAGTTCCGTCTGCTTCATCGGATCAGCGACGCCTTGGATAGCGTCGGTCAGCTCCAAGAAGGCATCCTCTGGTCGCATGTTGCGAATGTCGGAGAACTCCTTCCCAACGTCTCTGAGCGCCTTCACCGTGGCTTTATCGCCACCAGCGAGCTTGTCGTTCATCTTGGTGATCGCACCGCCGACCGTGTCGAGCGACGATCCGCTCTGCTCTGCTGCGAACTTGAACCCCTGCACCGCATCTGTGGAGATGCCCAATTGAGAGGCGAGGTCGTTGATCTGCCCGCCCGCGTCGAAGACGGCCTTCCCGAAGTTCACGACCGCGCCGACCGAGAACGCCACGCCGAACGCGCCAGCGACGGACGTCAGCGCGCCTTTCCAGTTGCCGAACTGCGTCGTCGCGCCCTTCGCGGCATCGGCTATCTTCTGGATGCCTGGCGGAACATCCTGCCCGAGCGCGCGCAGTTTGTTCGCCGCTTCCGTTGCCGTCGCCGAGACCTTCGCCAGTTCCTTTTCCGTGAGCGTCGAGACGCCGCCGACTCGCTCGACGGCTTCCGCCATCACCGTCGCCTGTTGGATGATGGTGTTCCCAGACAGGCTGTTCGCCATCTTGTTGAGCGACGTGCCGACCTTGCCCGCACCAGTCTCAAACGTTTTGAGAGAGACCTCGGCCTTCGCGACTGCCGATTGGAAGTCGCTGAAGTCGGCCTGGAACTTTGCGGAGATCGCCATCTACTCCCCCGGTGACTTCTTGTTGAGTTCGTCTACGAGGACGGCGTGGACGTCTCGGTCGAGAGCGCGGACCCACTCGTAACGCCAGTGGCAGAGACGGGCGATGGCGAGATCGCTGACGATCCGTTCTCGCCACCCTGGCCGTTTTTTGCCGCCTCGGCTTCCGCGTCGTACTTGTCCTCGTGCGCGCTGATCGCCTGGTGGATCTCCGTGAAGGTCTGTCGGTCCAGACTGTTCAGGACGTCGAGCCGCGCGTTCTCCGGCATGTCCGGCGCCATCGGGATCGGCTTGCCCTTGTGCGTCAGGGACCATCCCAGGAGATACGCCAGCACCTTGCTGGTGCGGATCTGTCGCGTCTCCATCCGGATCGGTTCGCCTGGCGTCTGGTACGGCGCGATGCGCGCGAGGTGGTCGTCGTACTCGCCGTGGTTCAGGCGCTTCTTGACGTCGATGTAATCGCCGTCGCTGATGGTGAGTCGGATGAGTTCGGGTTCAACGATTCTGTCTCGTCCCATGTGGATTACTCCGGCGGACGTAACGTCGCACTGACCGACGTGTCCGCAATCTGCAGCGTTGCCAGCGGCCATCGCCAAACCCCATGCTTGTGCGTGACCACGAATTCGATCGGGTGCTGCGAGGCCCGATACGGATGGACATCGACGACCGTCCCAGTCAACGTACCGGGATCGGCGGGAGAGTGGCGCGTCACGGTCCAGGCGCGAACGGTGCCGACCGGGAGATAGCCCCAGTAGAGCCGCCCTTCCACGCCTCGGATCGTGACGCCGCCTTCACGCATTTAGGGCTTCTTCCCCCAGCTGCCGTTCGCTTCGAACGTGCTGGAGATCGCGACCGCTCCGTTCACGTCCACGTCGATGTCGGTGTCGATCCACGCCGGCCCGTAGTCGTACACGGCCGGCGCGTTCAGCCGATCCGGGTAGAGGTACAACTTCGTGCCGTCCGCCGATTCGCCGGCGGTGTAGAGCGGATCGGATGCGGAATCCCAGAAGCCCGAGAGCGTGCCCTTGATGTCCGCCAGCCCCTGCACGGTGACCTTGTTGAGGTCACCGAAGGCCGTCACGGGCACCTTGTCTTTGGCTCGACTGAGCGTCCACTTCGACAATCCCGTGACCGGCACCGCGACTCCGGTGCCCGTCGGTGATACGTACACCGCCGCGTTCTTTCCATGTGCTCGTGCCATGATTCGCCCCTGCTTCTACGCGGCGCGCTGCCCGAGAAGTCTTTGAAGGTCTCCAATTACCCGGGCGGCCCGTTCCACCCAGGACATCTCGGCTACACAAGCCGGCAATTCAGAAGAGACACGCGCCCGGCCACCCGGATCCGCGAGCCACGCCCGAATCAGTCCAGACGCTTCGGTGGGGTGTCGAAACGTCGGCACACGATCCCCAAAGACCTCACCCACTTCTGCTCGTTCGCTGCTCAAATGAAACGCCCCGCATGCCGCGAGTTCGTACGCGCGCGGGTTTAGGCTTTCCGCGTGCTCGATCTGGAGTGCCTTCCTGCCCCACCCGCGCGAGGTCCGATACAGGTTCAACCCGATCTTGGCGCGCCGGTAGAGCGCCGCCGTCATCGCGTTCGAGATCGGATCCTCGCGCTGGACGTACTGTCGGAGACGATGCCGCCCCTTCAGCGGCGCCCAATTGCCGTAGAGCCCGAAGTCGATCCCGCGCCAGTCCACCGCCGAGAGCCAGTCGATCCGCTCTTGGAACGCTGATCCAACAAAGACAACGTCGTGCGCTGGAACATCCGCATCGCCAGGCTGCGGTCCGGAGACGTGCCCGTTTGGGTTCCACGCGTGCGGGAGATAGCCGCTGTTCGGATTGACGGCGCGGAAGTCCGCGAGGGCGCTCCGCTCGTTCGTCCAACACCCATCGACCTGCTTCGCCATCTCGATCTCTTGCGGGTCGTAGGGCGACTCGGTGAACAGCACCGTCGTGGGGACGCCGGCGCGCTTCAACCGCGTCAGCACCCGCGGCATCAGGAACATCCCGCTGACGACCACCGCGGCGTCCACCTCGTGATCGAGCGCCATGTTGACGACGTCGCCCGCCGCCTGCAGGAAGATGTCGGCCGTGTTCGGCTTCTCGAAATACGGGTCCGTTCGCTTCGCCGCCTTCCACGCCCCGCCGAGCCACTTCGACGCGCGCGCGATCCGGCCATCGAGCCGGTAGTCCACGACATCGACACCGTGCTGCTGCAGGCCGTAGCGCAGCCCGTCGCACACGTCGGCCGTGCTCCACGAGGCGCCGGGATGAAGAAGAAGGATCCGCATCAGTTCTTGACGTAAAGGATGTGGTTCGCCGGCACGGCGCCGTGCCGCACCTTCTCGCAGATCCGCGCGACCATCAGCCCGTCGCCACCTTCGCCGGTGTAGGTCCAGCCGTCCGAGATCAGCGCCTCGCGCTTCACCATGAACCCGCCGACATCGATCCGCCCGAACACCGGTTCCACGTACATGTGGCGATACGGGGTGGTGTTGTCCGCCGCGTTGAACAACCAGTCGCAGTAGACGAGCTCCAAGTTTTGCGCGCGCGCCGTCCACACCATCTGGTCGATGAACGACGGGACGTAGTAGGCGTCGTCGTTCGGGACGCAGACGAACTCCCCGCGCGCGAAGCGGGAGTACGCGATCTTCATGGACTGCCCGACGTCGCCGATGCGCGGCACATGCTCCCAGAAGACCCGCGTCTCCCCGAGGGCTTCGACCTCCTGCACTGGCGCGAGGCAGACCGCCCGCGGCGTCTGGTCGAGGACGATCAGCTCCCACTCCTGATTCGTCTGCACGCGCAGGCAGGCGATCAGGTGCCGGAGCTGATTCGGCCGATCCGACACCACGACAAACGAGACGACAGGCATCACGTTGAGGTCACCACACGATAGAACCCGCCCCGGTGCAACCACCGGAGCGAGGCGTCCAGATCGTCCACTTCGGTCATACGCTCGCGCGATTCACGATGCACCGTCGTCGGGCCGTAGCCGCTCACCGTTAGGGTCTGCTGCTCGAGCAGCGCATCGATCCGCGCCGCCGCGGCCTTGATGTCGCCGCCGGCCGTCGAGAGCATCACCGCCTTGATGAGATAGAGCGCGTCTTCGAGCGCGCGCGCGCCGAACATCTGCACGTCATCGGCATCGGCCAGCGACACCACGACGTGCCGCGTCGATCCAGGAGGGGCTTCCGCGAAATAGACGCCGTTCGGGCACAGCGCCAGGAGCGTGCTGTCCGCACCCAGCAACGCGATCAGGGCGTTGTCGATCGCGGAGGAATCAGGCATCGCCCGACACCGTCGCCCCTTTCCGCGTCAGCAGATCCTTGAATCGCCCGAACATCTTTCGCCGAACCCTGACCACGGTGCGCACGAAGAGGTGCGTCGGCGGTCGGCGCCCCCACATCTCGCCTGTCTCGTGCTTCGACCCGGAGTCGGTGACGTAATGGCGCGCTTCGGATCCGTTGTCGTAGAGCCACGCGTGCTTGGCGACATTCTTCAAAATCGCCCCGGCGGCGTACTTGCCCGCATGGACGCGAGTGACCCGCAGGCCGGCGCGCAGACGCCCGGACCGCGTGGGGTATCCCGCGTCGATCGTGGCTTCGGCTTCACGGGCGGCATCGTCGACGATCCCGGTGGCCTCGTCGGTCAAGTCCGCCGGGAGGTTCCGCAGCTCCTCGCGCAACTCGGCCAGGCCGTCGAACACGAGGCGGTTGCCGCTCACGAGAGCACCGCCAGCGCATAGAGACACGCCGCCGCCCAGCCCACAACGACGCCGTACGCGAACGCGCGCAGATCCAACGCCTCGCGGACGCCGGTCACAACTTGACCTCCGCCGCCGCCACGATGGTCAAGACGCCGGCGCCTTCCGGATCCTCGACGCCGATCACGTTCGCGGTGTGCGTCGTGCCAGCGCGGTCCACCCAGGTCAGGCGGGTCTGGGTCGTAATCCCCGCGTGAAAGCGACCGGTCATGATGTGCGTGGCTTGCGCGATCACCGTCGAGCCGAAGTGACGCTCTCCAGAGGCCACCGTGGCCCGCTCGAGCGCGCAGCGCCACTGCGGTGGAGACAACGCGGCGAACGCCTGCA